TGAATTTAGGTTCCGAAGATGCGGAAATCTATCGCAGTAGTCTGTGTCACCATAAATTGGAATATCCAGAGTGGTCCGGGATCCCAGATGGAGAACAAATTTGGGGTCAGCTCATGGGCAGTCCGAGTTCCTTTCCCGTCTTATGCCTGATCAACGCGGCAATCAATCGTTACTTCCTTGAAGAATGTGACGATGAGGACTTCATTGATGGAATGAGTCTCTCACAGAGTCCACCTTGTAAAAAGAAATTGAAGGATTGGCCCTTACTTGTTAATGGTGATGATCTACTTATGACTATTCATCCCCGTCACTATCCAAAGTGGTGGGAGATGGTTAAGTCTTGTGGATTAGAACCGTCATTAGGTAAGAACTATCTTTCAAATCAATTTGCAATGATCAATAGTGAACTCTGGATGACAAATCGCGATGTCTTTGGCGGGATTGCTTACTGGAACTTCGTTCCATTCATCAACTTAGGACTTCTGAAAGGTCAAGGAAAAGTTCTTTCTGACACTCGAGATGACCGTCCAAAGGAGAAAGTCAAAGTTGGAGACATTGTCTCAAACTGTGACTCTCTTCTTAGGGGTTTCTCTGGTGAGATGAGGGAACTTCTCCTTTCAGAATTCATAAGGAGTTGGAAAACGAAGCTGGACTCCGTATGTCTTCCGGGACAAAATTGGTTTATTCCCAGTCAATTAGGTGGACTAGGCTTACCGATACCTGAGCGGTTTTCGGTGACCAGGGGACAAGCTAAGTTGGCATCCTATCTAGCCGTAAAGAATACGTTAGAGAGGATCCCAACCGTGCATTCCTGCAAGCCAGCTTACCTCAAGAAAGAGGCTGCAATGAATCCTTGGATTTTTGATTTGCAGTTTGACTGGACAGTGGATAAACCAGTGGAAGACGATGACATCGCACTAACCAAATATTATGATGCATATTGGTCGTGCTCTGAGGAGATGTCACCGGAGGAGAAAGAGATTGACGACTATCATGTGCTAAAGGGATGGGAATCCCTTTGGAATCGTGGAACCAATCACTCTCTCTCGCCAATGAAGGAGCAAGATATGAGGAACTGGGGACGCAGATATCGCGTCCTCTGCAGTGGCCAGCGAGTCAAGATCGACTGTCCTCTTAAGAACCGATTCTTTGAGTTCTAGAGAGGTTGAATGCCTCTTCGTGATTAAGATGAATAAGGTCGTAAGAAGGAGAAGAAGAAATAGAAACCGAATGAAACCAATTGGGGCGAAATTTTCGCTTCAGGTTAGCTCACTCTATGAAAACGAGCGTGTAATTCAGTTCTATAGAGCATTTGACCATTGTATGGCCATGCTCTGTCGAACTGGAGAACCACGAACACGTCCTTAGGGAGTAGCTTTAATTATTGTCTCTGTGGAATTACACATAGAGTTTGTTTGGAGGTTTAGATTTGTGATCTAATGCCTACAACTGAAAAGCTTTGTGGAAAACCGGGACTTGAACCTGACATCGG